GTTCCGTGACCGTATTGCAGAATAATGGCAATGGGCACACCTTTGTTACGATTGGAGTTCGTCCAAGTAATCGTGATGTGCCCTTCGCCTTGTGTGATCTTGTATCCCCATGAATCAGCGGTCAAACCCGTGTCGACAGGAGTTGCCATAGCTAATGCATCGACTCCCATCTGTCCGTAGTAGTCGAGCTTCTTAAAAAAAGACCGACTGAGCAGTTTGTCAAAGTACCGGTCTGTCTTATCAAAGTTTCCTTTTAGTTTAACGCTAATCATAGAGGAACCTCTCTTAGCCTTTCGTGTGCATAGCTTTTCTTCTAGCAGCGTTAAGGCTCTTGTTTTGTCTAAGAATATCGTTCTTGCCCATCTTCTTCGGATTATTCAGCTCATTGCAGACACGAATAAGAGTCAAAAGACGGTTAATATGCCACTTCTGGCATTCGAACGGGATTTGAAGAGCTATCATCTGATAATAGATCTCTTCAGCAGTGATGATTTTCCGAGACGGCCCGGTACGCTTGTTATCGCGAAAAGTTGTAGCAGTCATCGGGTCGTCAATGTAATTCTGTATTTTTTCAAGTTCCGAATTCGGAATATACTTGTAGATTTCAGGATTAACGTTCTGGGTTAAGGTCATAAAGCGGATATAGTCTTCCATTTCCTCATCAGACATTGTTTTGTTATCAATGCTTAGAAAGCTTTTCTTCCACTTTGACTCCCATTTTGAAATTGAGACTAAGGAATGCTCAAGACACAGAGTTTGACCTTTCAGGTTGATAAACTCTTCCTTCTTTTCGTCGTATAATTCAATGTCCGGTATCGTAATCTTTAGCATTCAGCGCACCTCCATTAGGAAGTGAGCTTCTCAAGTGACTTTTTAGCCTCAGCGTCGATTCTTTCACGGAGCTTCTTAGGCAGGAGTCCGTTGAAGAAATCGGATGCGGCTTTGTCATTTGTAGCAAGTTCCATAAACAGGTTGGAATATGCTTCTGTCTGAGAGAAATCCTCAGCAAGTTTATGACCGTCACGGACCTTAATAAATCTCTTACCGTCATCGGTCTTTTCACCATACGACAGAAGAATAAGCTCTTTAAACAGAGCAATCAGTTCCGGTTCACTCTTCGCGGCTACGATTCTCTTTGCGTATCTTTCCAGACCGCCTTCTTTAGACATAGCCAGTTCAGTCAGTTCTGCTTCAGACAGGTTGAAATAGAAATCTTCAGTTCTTTCGTTGTCGAAATAATCTGTGTATGTAATTGTCTTCTTGATCATATAGTTTTATCTCCTTTAAAAAATAAAAGGGCGCACTAGATATCTGCCCAGTACGCCCTTAAGAGTATAGCTTAAGCTTATTTGAAAATATCAATAACTGCATCAGGAAGAGGCAGCTGCGCTTCTGCGTTATCGCCACCGTACAGCAGAGCTTCGAGCTGAGCCAGCTTTGTAGCATCGGCTTTTGTGGAGTCGATTGTGATTGTGCAGCAAGGCTTATGATCTTTAACAGCAACCGGAGTGGAATTGCATTCCCAAGAGAATGTAATAGCTTCAGGGCTGTCGTTAACAGACGCATAGTTTCTTGCAGACGGAGAGCATGTGGAATTGTATACCAGGTGCAGTTTGTATCCGTAGTCATTATCTTCCGGATCGTTACCAACAATGGTTCTGTAAGAAACGCCGAACGGCTTTCTTGTCTGCTGGCCAACTGTTACGCCTTCAGCAAGGCTTGCGGAGCCATCGCACTCTTCGAATTCATCCGGATATGTGTATGCTTCGATTGTGAAGCCATACTGCTCGGCAGATCTGATAGACAGATACTTGATGTTGTCGGCATACAGATCTGTAGGTTCTGCGCCGGACGGATTCTCATTCATGGCAGTTACGCCATTCCATGCGACACCCGTAGGATATGTTCCTGTTGAGCTCTGCGGATAAAGAACGACGTGGTCAATACCAGTCTCATATCTTCTATCTACAGCAGCATCCCATGTGAGTTTAGACATTTTAGATCCTCCAATGTTTTACCAGTAAAGTAAAAAGACCTCGTGATTGAGATTGTCTGCCTGGAAATGACGATTATGCTGAATCAAAGGAAATTTGTGCATCATCGTCTCGACAATCGGATCATCGGGGTCTTTTGTGATTGCAGTAACTTCGTACTGTTGTCTGAATGTGTATACTTTATTGTCAGCGTATTTGGCGTTACCAGCCGAGCGTTTATAGATAATGCACGGATAGGTAATCTTTTCATGGCCAGGGGGCTGAAAATATACATGGTCATAAATAGTTTTTAACTCTCTATGCAGAGCCATTCGTTCAGCCATTGTAAATACCTCCAACAGATAAAATCAATCGAGGGTAGTTTACTTCGACATTCGTAACTTCCCATTTAAACCCCATCCAGACAACGTACGTAATACCGGGAAAATGAGAGAAGGCGAATGGATCAGCGACAAAGCTAATACGTTTGCTTACCTTTGCGTCGTCATTAACTTGGTTATTCTTCTGAAAACCGTAGCTCATATTAAGAACATCCCCCTTGTAATGGCGTTCTTCAGTATGAGTGTCAAATATGCCAGAAGCTTCCCCGTCAATTAGTCTTTCTTCGGTCCAAGAGAAACCTACCATTCCAGAAAACTTCATTCACCTACCCCCATTTTGAAATCATTCGCCGTCGTTGCCAGTGTTATCGCCAGAAGTTGTTGTTGTCTTGGATCTCTTAACGTCACCGTCAACAGACTCAGGAACTTCGTTCTCGAACAGGACGATTGCGGAATACGGAACAACCAGGGCACCAGAGATACGAGTTTCGATCAGGTACTTCATCTGGTTGTAGTCGATGTCGAAGTCATCGAACATATTGATTGCGCCGCCCTTGTCAGCACCGACGTTGTAGTCGTTCAGGTTGACGATGATACCCAGCAGCTTCTTGCCACCGACTGTGAACTCTTCCATCTGCGGAACAGTTACGATACGGCTGCAACGCATAGCTGTAGCAACCTCAGCCTCGGACTTGTAGAGTCTGTGGCCGATACCGTCCTTCATCAGGAGCAGGTCTGTCAGCTGATCTTCAGTTGTGAAGAATGTCGGCGTGCCAGAACCCTTATAGTTCTTACGAGCCTTGACAGCAGCTGTGATAACAGCGTCGGCCTTATCGGACTCAGTAGCATTTGCCGGATAAATAACCGCCTTCTTGATTGTGAACAGGTCAGCATCGTTCGCAATCGGACGTACATGATCTTCGGAAATCTTGTCATCATCAGACGGCAGACGTCCATCACCGATCAGGATAGCTCTAGCGATTTCCTCGTTGAGCTTTACACGCATTTCGCCCTTAATCCATGCGACTACATCGAAATCTGTGATGTCGACTACATCGTCACGATCGAGCTTCTGCTTCTTATAAATTGTCTGAGGGCTTGTAGATCTCTTAAGCAGGGAGAATACTTCTTCCTTTTTGTAGCCCTTCTTCATGTAACCCTTCGCACGAGCTTCATCTTCTGTGATGTTCGCGAAAGAGCTCTTAACTCTGCTGAACGGTGTGTGGTGTACACCATTCATGACAGTAGAGACCCAGGTCTGGTCACGGTCGATGAACTTCGGCGGGTTGTTGAGTTCCTTATCTTCGGGAAACAGCCATTCAATGCCATCGATACCGTACTCTTCTTCGTGAGCCAGGTAGCTGTCTTTCATAGATCCATAACGCTTAGCATCGGTGATGATAGCGTTCATAGCGTCATGTGTGAGAGTGTTCTCATCGTTCTCTTCAGTGTCGAATACGTTGTGTTTCACTTCGTCGTCCTCCTCATCATTGTCGTCGCCGCCTTTTCCGCTAAGTGCTTCACCGAGAAGCGCGTAGACGACAGTCTTCTGTTCTTCGTTCAGGGTGTCGAATACTTCCTGAACTGTCTTGTCCTTACCAGCCATGTTGTCCTCCTCTGAATGTGTAAGTACTTCTTTCTCCTCAGGTTCGGATTCAGGCTGTGTTTCTTCGCTATCCGAATGACTGAGCTCAAATGTTTCACCGGTGTAAATGAATGCCTCAGTTACTTCTTCATCTCCATGAGCAATAGGCATATCGATTAATGCACCAGGATTCGCACCAGCCAGAACGAGGCTAAGTTCGCGAATTGTGCCATGGAGAACATTGCCGCCCTGCTGCTTAAGCTGGTTTGCGTAAATGGAAACGGATGTAATATCGCCGTGTTCTACCAGCAGTCGAGCCTGTTTGGCCTTGTCCGAGTCATTAAAAAAAGCGTCAAATCTGACGCCTTCCGGTTTATTGAATAAGACAGCATGTCCAAGGACGTTGTCCGGATCATTGTGGATATGCTGCCATACAAGTGGGATAGTCTTACCATCATCGTCTTTAAACGCGTCCCTACGAATCGTACGTCCGTCGGAGCATCTAAGATCGTTTTTGGTAGCCCATCCGCTAAAGTCGCATTTTGCTCCCATTTTTGATGTCTTCCTTTCTTACTCCTCCTCGTCGTAATACTCTTCTTCTGTTGTCATCGGTTCGATTTCTTCAGTGTTCTGATTGATGTTCTTATTCCTAAGTTCATCAGCTCTAGGGTCGTCTACAGGTCTGTAGCCAACGATAGCTCTGAGTTCGTTAGAAGACAGAATCTCATTTCTAGTGAATTTATCGGCGATGTCAGCAATCTGAGTAACCGGGACGAGTCTAAATGGATCCTGGAAATAAGCAACAGACTGCCCCTGTGAACGAGCAGTCTTAGTTAAGAATTTCCTTCGCATATTGGTGACAATAGCTTCCAAGATAGGATTGACAGTGCTGTTCTGGTAGTTAAGCATAGTTTTCTCGTCAGCTGTTCCCTTGAGTACTTCTTCCGACATCCCCAACTGGCTGTATAGCATACTCGTTAAGTATTCGATCTGTTTCATCAAGTTGTTTTCAACTGGTCGATTAAGCTGTGTAACTCTTTCAGTACCATCTGTATACGCAATTCCAAACTTAGACCCAGCAAGCTGCATCTCAATGTCCTTACGTCTCTTTTCGGCTTCTTGTCTTCGAGCTTCACTCTTGATTACATAAGGAAGCTGAATGATCAAATCCAACTTCCCTGATCCACTCTGTTCATCGATGGCATCAAGAAGGTTTAACTTTCTGATTAATCTCTGAAGAGTGGAGTTTGGTTCATTCATAACAGCATAGAACGGGTTCTCTATAATCGTCACAAATTTCTTCGGAACTAAAATTTCCTCTTTACGACCTTTTTCTTCGTTGTAGAGAAGCACTTTTACATTCTTAGGAAACCATTCTACGACTTTGCCGCATCTTAGCGAACGAATATCGAATGAACCAAGTTTTGGGTTTATGGATGTCTCGACCGGGACTACAGCAACGCATCCTTCGTCGAACATCGACAAGACTATGTCACGAATAAGTTCGCATCCGGTCTGGTCAAGATTAGCCTCTACGGTTAGGCATTCATTCAAACCCGAGTCCATCACTTCGATCAGACCGCCATTTTGATCTAATCGAACATGCTGAATCTTTACACTGGCAACATCATTCGCAATCTTGTTGTAAATGGCTGTGATTATCGAACGTTCATTGCCACGTGAAAATCTCTTTCGATCGGGTCGAATGCCATAACCTCCTTCGACATATCTGTACTGAACCGGAGGTTCCTTATCAGTAAAAACGTTCCAGGCATGCTGGAGACGTTCTTTAAAAGATGGCATTCAAGTACCTCCTTTTATAGGTGAATCAATTTAAGACCTTAGAATCCAGGTGTTCTCATAGCCTCTCTCATCTTCTGACGTTCCAGAATCGTCTTAGCATACTGCTGACCATATGAAACGTCTTCTTTGTTGAGTTTGGATACGGGAACATCCTTATAGATTTTCTCCATCTTCTGATAGAATTTCTCAGCTTTACGGGCATTGTTCTGCATCTTAAACTTCATGCGGGCCTGTCTAGATTCAATGCGTGATGCTCTTGCTGCAAGCGCCAATGCTTTTCTGTGCTTATGTTTACGGAACAAAGTTGGAAGCAGTCTATTAGATTTATACTCGAGACGTTCTGAACGTCTTCTTAAATTGGCAGCTTTAGCCCGAGCTTTAATCGCCCTGCCAGACGTATATCGAGCCATTGCTTTGTCACTCTTAGCTTCAAGCTTTTTAATTTTTCTAATACCTTTGGCGTATGAATCGGCATAGTGGCCTCTGCGTACACCCCACTTCATGCCGAGAACGCCATAATGACAGAGTTCATCTGAATATGTGTAGTTCATTTTTCTTTCCTCTGACCTTTCTTTCTCGGATTTACGCCAGTGTGCATTCCAGGCCGTTTCGTAGCTTTAATAGCACCAGCACCGGCTTTACCAGAAGATTTACGAAGCTGCGTTCCAAGTTTTCCGACTCCGCCGTTTGTAATATCTGCTCTATTCTTTTTATAGAATTCGTCTAACAAGCGTTTTATTTTTGCTCGAAGTTTTCTCATTCGTTCAGATTTAGCAAGCTGTGTGGCGTGCTGCGGAACGTTGATGCCTAACGCAGAATCGGGTCTCTTCTGAACGTATGCAGTCTTGTTATCGGAATCAGGATTACGTTTTCTTCCGTGGGTGTTAGCTAATTCCCTATCTTGTGATTCATAATGAATTCCCCAATAAGGGTCATAACCAGATGTAGCTACAAACTCACCGCCGCTCTTTGTGGTTTCTTCCGGCTTCGTCTTAAACTTGTGTTTCTTCCACTTCATGCCTTTTACGCCATAATGGTATAACTCATCGTTGTACGTAAAATTCTTCATGTAATATGCCTCCTATAAACGTCAGTCGAAGGCATCTTTGTTGTGCTTGTACGCAATATACGCGTCCATTAGCGCAGCAACATTATCGATTTTTTGATCATGACGTTTCTTTAATAGTTTTCTGTTACCGTTTGTGTCTTCCAATGTTATACAATTACCCATTGCAAACATCATCAGCTGTTCATCGAATAAGAGCTTCCTGTCTTCGGCAAGAATCTTGAGTTCTCCAAGAGGCACAGATTCAGTCTTAGCACCCTGGATAACCTTCTCTACACCAAAAGGACCGTTCTCTCCTTCCCATCTTTCGACAAACTCTTTTGCGTTATACGGGTCATAGCCGAATGCTCGGACGTCATACCCAGTCATACGAATATGGTTGTCAAGATCTTCGTACACTTCCATCATGTCGAGGACACTACCCTCAAGAACGATTAAGCTACCTTCTCTTAAGAACTCTTCGTACTTAACACGCATTGAACCTGGCAGCTGCAGCAAAGTTCTCGACGTAATGTAACTTCGAGTCTTTACGCCATAGTCGCCATTTGAAAGAGGAAATAAAAAGGTGAACGCACAGAAGTCGTCACCCTGAGATAAGTCTGCTCCCAATGCGCAAGGCATTGACCAGAAAGACCTTTTCCTATGAACTTTAGTTTCTTCGTATCTGAAGAAATATGTGTAACCTTCCATCGGCAATCCGAATCTCTTAGCAAGAATATCGTTCCTTGCAGCAGGAGCTTTCTCGGCTCTTTCTACGTCTGCCTGGTACGCTTCATACGTAACAGTCTTACCAAGGTTTGGATTTGCTTTAAGCCACGTCGATGGATCCGCGACCTCCTTTACATCATCTAATTTGTACCACCAGATAGATGTGTGTAAGTTTATGTATTCACCCTTTAGGATGCTCATCAGCTCCATTTTGATGTCGTCGCCACTTCCATTACGAACAGTTCCTTCCGAACTAGTCGCTATGATCAGATAGTCATCAAGCTTGGACGCACCCTGTTCAATAGCACCGACAACATCTTCTCGAACATCTCCAGAAAGCCATTCGTCAATGGTAGAGATTTTAGGTCTCATACCCTGAAGTTTATCGATGCTCATAGGTCTGACTTCCAGCAGCGAACCAGTAAGGAAGTTTTCAATTCCCTTCTTTGTCGATGCTAGTTTTGCCCTATTTAGCTTGCTTCCGGTCGTGTTCTGCAATGAGCCTTCAGTCATGAACTTAAACCAAGGACCTCTGGCACGTATAATAGCCGTCCTTAGAGGTGACATAACTTCATCAGCTTGTTTCATAGTTGGTGCCGTAGTGACTTGATGAGTTGTACTAGGGTCTATCGAGAGATAGTAGCCCTGAATGCACGATGAATACATAGATTTAGCAGCACCTCGACCAACAATCAGATACTGTTTCTTAGTCAATCGCTGTTTAATCATCTTCCGGACATAACGACCACCTGGACCGTTTTTGTTCGGAACCCATACACTTCTTTCAACAAAATAGTACCAGCCAAAGACTTCCTCAGCCCAAAGCTTGAACGTGTCAAG